CGACGCGGTGCAGACTTTGCGGGAGGTTATGAACGACTCGACGCTCCTCACGATTCCCATTACGGCGGGAGTAGCCAGCGGGAAGCGCTGGGGAATGAAGGAAGATTACGATGAGTAACGAATACGTGATTATAGGTGTCGACCCGGGATTGACGACCGGCGTGTTCACCTGGCACTCAGGTAGCCCCGCTCCCGGATTCAGGCCGCACAGGGAATCTGAGAAGCTATACCCGTGGTTCGAGGGGCTGCACATCGAAACTGCAACGTTCCCTGATCGGTTCTGGAATGAGATGGTGGGATGGTGTCGCATCACGGAACCAGAGAACATCCACGTGGCGATCGAACGCTACATCATCACGCCCAAAACCGCGAAGCTCTCACAGCAGACCGAGGCGCTTGAGGTCACCGGCATGGTGAAGGCGATCGCCGCGCTTCACGGCGTCACGGACGCTCGACAGTACGCGAAGGCGAACCTCAAGTTCGCGAATGACGACATGCTCAAGGCTGTCGGATGGTACAACCCGAAGATGCGTCACGCCAACGACGCTGCTCGACAGGCGTTCGCGCTCCTCAAGGATGTGGACTATCCGCGCTGGTCAGAACTGGTGCGGGGTGCTAAGATGGAACCTACGACGGAAGGATGAACGATGAATGAGATCTATGCCGAGCTGGGCGAAGACGACCGGATCACCCTGTTCAGTCGCAAGGCGAACGGCGAGCCCGACGAAACGCTGTGGAACGACGCGTATCAGATCAAGATGATCCCCGGCAAGAAGTGGGACCGGAAGGCGAAGCGCTGGACGCTCCCGAAGTCGTATGCCGCGTGCATCGTGCTGCGTGAGCTGTTCGGGGACCGGATCGTGGTCGAACCTGAGCTTGCCGCTTGGGCACGTGACGAGCGTGAGCGCCGTAACGAAGTGCTGTCGCTGCGTGAGGCGTTGTCACTTGAGGGTGGCTCCGAGTTCGCCAACGACCATGATGACATCCTGTACCCGTACCAGGTCCCTGGACGAGATTTCCTCGTAAAAGCGACAAGCGCAATCATGGGGTGCGAAATGGGGACGGGAAAGTCTCTACAGACCCTAGCGGCCATTCGTGTCGTTGACTACGTGAACGCCCTGGACATCAGGGGGGACGGCTCCGGAGCAGTGGTCAAGGGTGGGTATCCCGTCTTGATCGTCTGCCCCAACTCCTTGAAACGGAACTGGGAACGCGAGATCAAGCGGTGGCTGCCCGAGGCGAACCCGTTCGTGATACAAGGCAGCGCTGCGAAGCGTCGCGTGCAGATCAACGAGGCTGCCGAAGCAGACAACGCCATCATCATCGTCAACATCGAAGCGATGAAGCTGCACTCTCGGCTATCGTCGTACGGTTCGACGCGCCTCAAGCGCTGCATGGAGTGCGCCACAAAGACGCAGCCGGGTACGCCGGACTTGAAAGAGTCCGCCTGCGAGGTGCACGAGAAGGAGCTGAACCGCATCCCGTTCAAGGTGTGCGTGCTCGACGAAGCGCACAGGGTGAAGGACCCGAGCGCCTTGCAGACGCGCGCCATCTGGAACGTGTTCCACGGTCCGACTGTCGAGTACCGCTGGGCGCTCACCGGTACGCCGGTGGCGAACCACCCCGGTGACCTGTGGTCGATCGGGCACGCGATTGCGCCTGACGTGTTCCCTTCGAAGTCCGCCTTCATCGACCGTTACGCCAGGATCGAATACAACCACTTCGGTGGCATGTCGATCGTCGGCCTCAAGCCCGAGAACAAAGAGGAGTTTTTCAAGATCCTTGACCCGCACTTCCGCCGCATGATTAAGGCCGATGTCCTCAAGCAGTTGCCCGACAAGGTGTTCATGCGACGCGATGTCGAGATGAGCCCCAAGCAGGCGAAGGCGTATAAGGACATCGCCGAACAGCTCGTGACGGTGCTTGAAGACGGAACGGTTCTCGTTGCCAACGGGAACCTTGCCGGGGCAACCCGGTTGCTGCAATTCGCGTCCGCCTACTGCGAGGTTGACCAGGGGGAGACCCCTGAAGACCCCGCCACGTGGCTTGTGTCGCTTACCGACAGCCCGAAGTCGTCCAAGATCGATGAACTCATGTCGATCATCGAGGACGAACCGGGCAAGCCGATGGTGATCGCAGCCGAGCACCGACAGCTGATCGACCTGGCAGCCGCAAGGCTCGCCGATGCCGGTATCCCGTTCGCGCGTGTGACCGGCGGCGTGTCGGCCGACGAGCGGGACGCTGCTGTTCAAGCGTTCCAGGATGGTAAGCTGAACATTATCATGTTCACATACAAAGCCGGAGGGGTTGGACTGAACTTGACCAGGGCGGACACAATGATTCGGCTTCAACGATCCTGGAGCGCCATCGACAATAACCAGGGTGTCGACCGCATTCACCGCATCGACTCCGAAGTGCATGACAAGGTGACCATCATTGACTTGGTGGCTGCTGGCACGATCGAGGAAACGCAACTCGAAAGACTGTACGACAAGGCCGAACGGCTTGAGGAGATTGTGCGCGACCGCGTGAAACTGCAAGCGCTCGGCAAGGACACGAGCGAACTCGACTCGGAAGCGGCGCGCATTGAAGCCACTGGACTGATGGGGTAGAGATGGGAAAATCAATACCACTGAAAACCCGGTTGTTCAATCGTGCGGTGCTGAACCAGGAAACGGGGTGCATCGAATGGACGGGGGCAATCGGATTCGGCGGTTACGGCGTTATCCAAGTATCAGGCAAGACGCTAAAGACGCACAGGGTGTCCTACAGGATGTTTGTCGGGGAGCTATTGCCTGACATGCATATCGACCACCTATGCCGAAACAGGGCTTGCCTGCGTCCTGACCACCTAGAACAGGTGACCCCGGGGGTTAACGCCATGCGAGGGTTGGCAGGAAAGGTAAGGGGCGAAGCGCAACGAGCAAAAACGCACTGCCCCCGAAACCACCCATACAACGAAGAGAACACGCGATGGGACAACCGAGGGTATAGATTGTGCAAGCCTTGCACAAAAATCCTGTACAGGAAACGAAGGGATAAAGCACGTGAGTCCGTCAATGCGTTACGATGACGCCAGGGCAACGCCCGAATACATCGCCAAGGAGAAGAAGCGCAAGCGCATAGCGAATCTGAAAGTGTTCGTAGAGCGGTGGTCGCCTCGATTCGAGGCCGAAGTGAGAGAGGAGAGGGAACGTGAGCAACGATGAGGATTGGGGACTTCGGGAGCTGTGTGTTTCCGAGGACCCCGCCACCTGCGACCACGAACACCTGACCCTGTGGGACACCGATCCGGTACTTGCAGCCCTGTCGGACGCCATCGAACGGAACGGCATCAAGCGAGGAGGTATCCGATATGACAACCCCAACGGGTGAGCTTCGGCGTTTCTCGCAGAGCGAATTCAAGACGTTCGCGTGCAATCGCCGTTGGTGGTTGGGTGACTACCGACGGTTGGCACCGGTAACCTACGATCCCTCCGGCCCCCTGCGGTCTGGTAGCCGAGTTCATGCCGCCCTTGAGGTGTTCTATGGTCCGACTCCGGAGGGCTACCTAGATGCCCTCAGGTTGGAGCAGGACGCCGACTGGGGTCGGTACATGGACAACTGCCAGTCGCTCGGCGTCTCACCGGATGAAGGCACCGTGAAGTCATTCAAACAGGACTGCGATCGTGAGCGCGCGATGATGGAAGGGTACGCCGATTGGGTATCCGAGTCCGGCGTTGACGCCGGTATCGAGTTCACGGCCATCGAAGAGATCGTGTCGGTCCGTGGTTCGGAGTTCGCGCCTGAGATCGTGGAGCGGTTCGGTGAGTTCGAAGTCGTCGGCAAGCTCGACGCTCGTATCATCCGGCTCATGGACGGCGCGAGGAGGTTTGTCGACCACAAGACGGCCGCTAGCCTTACATCCGCTCTCGCCACGTTGCACATGAACCCGCAGATGCTCCACTACGGGTGGCTCGAACGCATGACGCAGCCTGTAGGCACCTGGAGTGACGGTGCGCTGTACAACGTCCTGAAGAAGGTCAAGCGCGGTAAGACAGCGAAGCCGCCGTTCTATGACCGGTTCGAGGTGACACACAACGATGACCAAATCGCCTCGTACGAACTGCACATGAAGCGGAAGATCACCAAGATCTTCGAACTTGAGGCACTGCTCTCCGGTGCCACGGTCGAAGAGCAGGCACACATTGCCGAGCCCAGTCCCGACGACTCATGTTCTTGGAAGTGTCAGTTTTTCACGTTGTGTCCGCTTTATGACGACGGGTCACGTGCTGAGGACATGGTGCGCGAGGAGTTCGCCGAGCGTGATCCACTTGCACGCTACGCCGCATGATATAATTCAGACCTAGGACAAAGAGGAAGGATACGATGACCGAAGACAGAAACCCACGTCACAACGCGACATTTCTCGTCTACGCGGAAACCAAGCGCGGGAAGTCGACGCTCGGGGCTACCTGCCCCGGACCGGTACTCGCGCTTGACGCCGAAGGCAGTTGGAACGCGTTCGAGGGGCGTAAGAACCCCAACAACCCGAACCAGCCCTACCGCGTCGTGTGGTGGGACCCGAAGGAAGCGCCGCCGAAGGCGGACGGGACCTGGGATATCTGCGTGGTTGACGTGCTTCGCTGGGAGACCGTTGAACAGGTTATCCAGTGGACGCTCATGCCGGATCACCCGTTTCAGTCGATCGTGGTTGACTCGGTAACGCAGCTCCAGAAGCGCTGCAAGGAAGCGTTGCCCGGATTCCAGTCCGGGAACCAGCAGTATTCGGACTGGGGGCAGCTTCTGACCCGCATGTCCGAGAAGATCCAACGGTTCCGGGACATGGTGAAGGATGTCAATAACCCGTTCCGGGTAGCGTTTTTCACCGCGGAAGGTGATCTTCGTTCGGACGGTAAGTACGTTCCGAACATGGAAGGCGCGCTTCGCAAGGGCATCGCCTATTGGATGAACACCACGGCTTGCCTTACGGTCAAGCAGGTTCCGAACGCGGATGGCATCATTGCTGCTGACAGCCCGTTGGTCCGTTCACTCATGGTGAAGCCCAGCCCTACGCACATCACCGGTTCGCACTTCGAGGACCGGTTTACGACGAACACCATCGAAAACCCCAACATCACCGAGATGATGGGCCAAATCTTCCCCGGCTTCAAGCCGGAGTAATCGAGAGGAACACACATCATGGCCGACAAGAGCTGGGATGAACTGATCGCCGATGCGGGCGACGAATTCAACCTCCTCCCCGAAGGCGACTACCAGGCCACCATCAAAGATGCGGTGGCTACGGTGTCCAAGAACAGCGGTAACCAGATGATCGAGTGCACCGTGAAGGTGTCTGAGGGTCCCCACCACGGCAAGTCCGTTGGTAAGGTGTTCGTCTCCAAGCCGGGACCCGGTACCAAGCCGGAGAAGTTGGAAGGCGCGGCCCGGATGTTCTTCCGTCACCTCAAGTCGGTTGGCATCACGACCGACACCCTCAAGGCGCACAATCCCACCATGGCGCAAATTGCCGCTGTGATGCAGGGTAGGCCTGTGTCGATCCGGGTCAAGCACGAAAGCTACAACGGTACCGAGAGTGCCAAACACCAAGGCCCGTTGCTCGCCCCCAGCGGCGGCGCGACCGAAGTGACCGCATTCCCGTCTGTTGCCGCTCTCGATCACGGTTCCATCCGTGAAGAGCTGAACGGCGCTGGTCGTCCGACTGTCGGAGCGATCGACCCCGGTTTCTAGACACACAAGGGGCTCCCAACCGGGAGCCCCTTTCACTCTTTGGAGGTACCAACATGAAGCCGACTAACGGAGGATTTTTCGTGGCGACGAACCGACAGAAGCCCCCCGTCAACCACTTCGCCGAGCGCGCCGCTCGCCAGCGTGCGGCCGAAGAGGCAGCGAAGGCGAAGGCCGCGAAGCCCATCGGACCCGCGCCCGCTGCCGAACCGAAGCCAAACCTTGAGGCGCTAAAAGCGGCGGCTGCGGAAGCAGCTGCACTCGTTCACGCACCCGAGACGGTGACCGTGGATGAACTGCCTGCCGAACTGGACCCTCAGAACGGTGTCCCGCTTCCCGAATACGACCCGAAGAACTCCGAGCAGACGAGCGAGGGGGCCGAACCCAAGCGCGGTCGTCCTCTCTCCGCCGCGGTGGTGAAGCGGAACGCTACGATTCTCCAGTTGCTCGCCGAGAACCCAGAGGGGTTGTCGAAACCGCAACTCGCCTCGGAGCTCAAGGAGAAGGAAGCGAACGTGTACACGTCACTGCGCCGTCTCCAGAGTGACGGGAAGGTCCGCATGGAGAACACCGAAGGTACCAAGTACCTGTGGTACCTGGTCTGACCTGAGAAAACGTTCAGGGGTACCCCGGGGTTGACAGCCCTGGGGGCACCTGTTAGGTTTAGGACATCGCAAGAAAGAACAACGACCGCGATCAAAGGATGAACGCATGACCACCTTCGATGTTGAGTACACCGTTACCGTCTCCATGTTCTACCGCGTCACAGCAGACAACATCGAAGATGCTGAAAGCAAGGTCGAAGCGTTGAAGTGGAACGCCGGACACGTCACGAACGCTGAGATTACGCGGATCGACACGATCAACGAAGTCGAGTAAGATCAAGTCCGGACTTCGGTCCGGCACATAGCGGGTTAGAGGAGTTCGGCTGTCCTCGCCAGGCTCATAAACTGGAGATCGCGGGTTCAAATCCCGCACTCGCTTCGCAGAGTAGCCCGTCTGACCAGTTGGCCTAACCAGCCGAAACGGGCAATGTTCACAGGAAGTCATGATCCGGTGAACTGGTAAAACTCGGGTGGTTCCGAGCGCGTGACCTTATGGAGAGCGACCGTTAGTAGGCAGGCCAAGGTGGCGCAAGGTATCTTCGCAGACCGGGAAGTCGAAGCGGGAGCGCAGCGGGATTCGAAACCCGTTCACGCACGGTGTGTTCAGTCCGTACACCACAAGTCGGCAGCGCTTAACCAGCGTAACGGACTCAGGTTCGGTCGGGTAGCTCCCGACGCGGGCAACAGGCTGCGGGTGGTTCCGTGGTCGCACTTCTAGCTCAACTGACAGAGCGTCTGGGTACAAACCGGAAGGTACAGGGTTCGAATCCCCGGAAGTGCACGAGCGGACATCCGCAGCAGTACACCCGAGATAGTCTCAGGTCACTAGCTGGTTCGTTCAGCGTATACGGGGGTCCGGAAGTAGTGAGCCGGGCCCCACAACAACGACAGAAAGATTGATGACCACATGGAGACAGTTACACAGGTTGTGTTTGTCCTGTTCCACCTCACTGTTGCCGCTTTTGCGTTCACGATGATCGGGGAAACTCCTGAGGGGGACAACCGTCGGAAGTCGGTCGCTACCACGACATTCATTTACGGGCTGTTCACCATCGGAATCATCCTGTGGTGGGGCACTCCGGACATCGCGTCAACGATCGCTAAGTACGGTACGATCGCGCTCCTGTGGGTGCCCTGGGCGACTGAACTTCCCAAGATCAACAAGCCGTTCGGCGTTGTCAAGACTTGGACTGTTGTCGTAGGAGTCTCCATCATCGCCGCGCGTATCGTCGCTGTCCTGGTATTCTGGCACTAGCAACAACTTCGACACAGAAGCGGGTCCCCAATCCGGGGGCCCGCTTTCTTTCGTGCTACAGTGGGAACCCCAACGATTAAGGACTCATGATGATGGAAGATTTCATGTCAACACCCGAAGGCGCGCTCATGAGCGCGTGCGCGCTCGGCGCGCTCATGCTCGCGCTCATCCTTTGGCGCACCTCGCAGAGCGCGCGCGCACGCGCGCAGGCTAAGGCGCGCGCATGGTCCGAGATCAAACGCCCCGACTGGGAAGCGCGCGCGAAGCGCAAGGCCGATGCGCGCGCATCAGGAGCGCGCGCGGATGCGCGCCTGCGCATCACGCTCATGAGCGCCGTCGCGCTCGTTGCGCTAGCCGCTACCAACCTGAGTGCGCACGCCACGATCACAGCGATTCAGCACATCGGGCTCACCTCAGTCGACGCGGCGATCTCCGCTGTGATCGTGTTCGAAGCGTGGCTTGCGATCCTCGGTGCGCTTTCCCTGCGCCACATGACGAGGGGTGAAGGCTTCAACCGGTACGAAGCCGGTGTGTGGACCATGGCCTCCCTCATGGGCGTGATCGCCTGGTGGGGCGGGGACAGCCCCATCTTCGCGCTGTGGCCGCTCCTCGCGGCTGTCGCGTGGCACGTGGTCATCACCTTCGGAAGGCCGCACAAGCCGTCCCAGCTGGTCGTCTGGTGGCGCATGAAGCGCGGCAAGGCTACGTCGCAGGATGCGACCACGGTCCTTACCGAACGACTCATCACGCTCATTGTCAACACGGGATACGCAGCGAACGTCGGACCCAAGATCACGCGCGCGTTTTACAGGCGAGCATACGACCGCGCATGGGCGCGCGCGGACGCGCTCGGCATCCTTACGCCGGAAGTGCGCGCGCGCATTCAGACGCGCATCGCTGCGCGCTACGTCGGTGCGCGCGCGCTCGCTCCCGAAGCGGTTGCGCACATGAACCCCTGGAATGAGCGCGCATCGATGAGCGCGCGCACGCACAGCGCGCGCGCAGTGCGACCGGTGAGCGCGCCTCCCGCGCGCGCACTTGACGTGAGCGCGCATGTTCCCGAAGACGCGCGCGCGCTCACTGAGGACGCGGGCGCATTCGAAACGGTGAGCGCGCCTGCGCTCGCCGCGAGCGCGCACACCGTTGGTGACATGATCAACGCCATCGAAGCGCACTTTGCAAGCGCGAACGTGAAGGCAAAGGAGTTGGCGAAAGCATTCGTGGAAACGAATGGAACGCTTCCCCAGGGGCCCGACCTTGCCTCGTCCTGCGATAAGTCCGCTGCGACGTGCCGTAGGTGGATGGCACCGGTCCGCGCTGCCCTTGGACTGAGCTAGGCAAAGCAACGCGAGTTGTCATGTTCGAGAACATCTCAGCTCTCAGACGCGAGAGTTGAGATGTTCCGGCACACCTCCCGGCACACCTCACCACGGGGTGTGCCGAGGCCCGGTTCGGTGTCGTATCACCGACACACCTCAATACAGCCTGTGACCTGGGGAAACGGAGTTTCAGCACGCCGACACGGTGTGTCGAGAGCACCGCTCTCGCTAGTGTTTCCCCTGGTTGCCGCTCTGGATCATGGAGCCCCGCTGGTGTGCTGTGCCGGTCAGGTGTATAATTAATTCAGACCAACGATCGAGACGAAAGGATCATGAAATGACGACTGATGAAGTGCAGGGACTCATTCAGGACGGCGCTGTGCAGTACGCAGGGGCCGGGTGGTTGGCCCTGGTGATGTTCGTTCTGGCCCACTGGTTCAACTACAAACTGTCGGGTAACAACTGGTCCCCCTGGGTGGTCATGCCCACGGGTATCATCGGGTCCCTTGTCCTGTACGTGTCCACATGGTCAGCAGCTATTTCCGGGTGGGTACTCGGTATCATCGGAGCGACCATCATGGGCATCATCTGCCTTGGGGCGCTTGTGGGCACCATCGCTGACCTCTGGGTCGACCCGACGTACAACACGGTGGCCGTGTGGTGCCTTATCATCGCTCCCGTCATGGCCCATGGTTCCGCTGGCGGTTTTGGCGGGTTCATCGACAACGCTTACAGCTCGCTCGCGCTTACGGCGCTTGGTCTCGTTATCGGATTGTTCGGTGGATAACGTGAGCGAGCACAACGAAGAGCGCGCACTTACGCGCACCGCGCGCGCCTCGTGGGCTTACAGCCTGCGGGGCGCGCGCGCGCTCATGGACGACGCCGCGCGCTGGGCGCGCGCGGAAGGCATCGAAGCGCACATCCGTGAGAAGGATGCGCGCGCGCTGAGCGCACAGAACCAGCGCGCACTGCGCGCGCAGGCGAAAGCGCGCGGCCGTAAACGCGCGCAGAGCGCGCCCCCTGTGCGCGCGAGCGCGCTCACTGATATCGAGGTGAGCGCGCGCGCATTCGGTGCGCGCGCACTCAGAAGCGCGCTCGTGATCGCCGTTCCCGCGTGCGCGCTCATTGTGCCACCATGGGCGCTCATTGAGGGAAACCTCGGAGCGATGATCGCATGGCCCGCGGCGTACGCGTATCTGGCGTGGCTTGGTTGGACGCACCGCGAAGACACTGAGGTCTCCTCCGTTGTTGCGGCGTCTTCGACCGAAGAGCGCACTACGGTTCTGTCGCGGTTCCGTCCTGATGCAGGACTGAAACCCACCGCGGCCGAATCGGCGATCCTGTACCGGGTGAGCACGTGGGCTCACCACGCCGAAGACCGGAAGCTGACCGAAGTCATCCCCGACACTCCCGTCATCGATGAATCCGGCATCCTCATTCCCGTGACGTTCGCGGGAACGTGGACACCGGCGAAGCTCGACACCAACGCCGATCAGGTGCGCGCACTCCTTGCGGTTCCCGATGACGTGCGCACCGAGATTAAGCCGGGCGGTACCGCTGACCGATCCATGATCCGCGTTCGTACGCGCATCCGGGATCTAGACCTAAGCTGGACGCCGGATCGCGAGGGTATCGGCCTGAATGCCGACACCGGCGAAGTTGTTGACGTTGACGACACGGACCGCATTCTCGCCGCGGGCATGTCCGGTGCCGGGAAGTCGGTGGCACTGCGCGTCATCCTCCACAAGTCGTGGCGCAGGCCGAACACGGCACTCGTCATCATCGACTTGAAGCGGGTCGAGGGGGCGCTGTGGAAACACACGGCACGCGTCGAAGTGGAGCCAGAGGGCATCCAAGGCGTTATCGATGACCTCATGGACGAGATGCGGGAACGGGAGACGATCATGGAGGCGAACGGGCAAGCCATGTGGGTTGCCACGCCCGAACGCCCGTTCATCACGCTTGCCATCGATGAAGGGGCAGAGTTCATGGTCGAAGTGCCCGACGCACTCACCGGTACTCGGTCACTGACCAGGCGAGGCCGCGCCGCGGGCATCCGTGTGTGGTGGGCGACGCAGAAACCCACAGTGACCGGGGCGGGTAAGGGCCTGGAAACGTCGATCGCAGGCCAGCTCACCACGCAGGTGTGCCTCGCGGTGGCGACGCCACAGGAGGCGCGCACGGTGCTCGGGGAAGACGCCACGGGCAAGGGGTGGCACGCCGAAGACCTCATGAAAGGCGGGTGGTCACTCGTCCGAGTTCAGGGCGAGGATCGCAAGCCGGAACCGACCCGCGTGTGGTTCATGACCGAAGAGGACGTGAAGGCACTTCCGCCCCGGGAGCCGTGGCGCAGGCCGAAGGTGGATACCATTGCAGAAGCGCCCGAAGCGCTGCTCATGGCGTTGCACCTGTCCAAGGGTAAGGCGGGCGTTTCGACAGCGAAACTCGCCGAAGCCCTAAACATCCGAGACACCGAAGTGCACGCCAGGATGCGTGCCTGCGGTGTCGATCCCGAACCGAACGCGTTCGCTATCAGTGACGGCGAGCGCGCCAGAGGGTACCG